CCTTCTAGAATTGCCTTCGCTGTTTCAATTGGGTCTTTACGAGTCATTATCTGCTCCTTATTAACTCTTTGATATCTATAATTAAATTAACTTTGACAGGAAATCAGCGAAGGCATACAACTTCGCTTCTTGAATCTCACTTCGAGTCGATGCTTTTTGAATCCTGTCACGATACGATTCAATGTGTCTGGGTTCAAGAACTCCGTTGTTCCAAACCCACTCTGTGCCTTCCATGACTCCTTCAACAAATGCGTTGGGAGCAGATGGGTCAGCGACAATATCTACTGCGGCAAGCATGAAGTCATCTTGGACTTCGTTTACGCCGTCTACGTTTTTAAGAGAACCCATTCCACGGGAGGAAACGCCAATCTTAACGCCCTCGTCGATCAGGTTCTTTACAATTTTACCATATGGTGTATCAAGAATCTTTGCCTTACCGGTGATGTTGTTGCCGTCAGTCTTAAGTTCCTTGATGATGTGAGAGACTCTTTCAAGATTAACGGTTGGACCATCGGGGTGACCTAGTTCACCCATTCCTCGGTTTTTGGAAACAAAGTCTTCGTTATAACGCTTGACTTCATTAAAAAGAATCTTCTGAGGATAGACACGACCATTACGGTTCTTCTTATCTGCCTCCATAAAGATACCTTCAATATGATATTCTTTAGAACCATCGGTTCCTTCTGTGATCAAGTTGACGTTATCATTTACTTCGGTGATTAATAGCATTGGTTTACTTTTTCATCCTCTTGGCAACAGAACTCGCCGCAGCACCTACCGCTGCTTTTGCGACTTTTCTTGCTGTCTTTGATTTTGCAACCTTGGCACCAACTTTGATGGCAGCACCAGCGATTTCATCTAGTTCATCTTCGTCATAATCCTCGACGGTATATTCTTTACCATCAACATTGAAGGTTGACTTGCCTTCTTTGCGAGCAGTGCGAAGTGCTTTGCTAAATTCGTTGCCTTCTTCGATTTCAGTCTCTTCGTTCTTTTCGCCTTTATAATTCTTGTCAACGTAATCGAAGAACTTCTTCTTCTCTTCTTCTGATTTGAGATCAGCAGGAGACGAGATACCAAACTTCTTCATTGCTTTCTTAAAGAATGCTTCATACTCTTTTTTACTACCCTCTTCAACCTCATCACAATCTTCACACACACCAACGAGATTATCGCCAAGTGACTGTTTTCTCTCCTCTAAGGAGTCAGCGATTTTATTGAGCATGATATCGCTGATACCCTCACGGGCATCGTTGAGTTTTCCATTTTCAATCGCTCGTAAAATAGTTTCCGTTTCCATCAATAGATTCCTTTTCTAATTCTGTCGAGAAAAAAGTCCATCGTATCCTGATATGAAGTCACGCTGTCAGATATACGTCGTAAAAACTTAATACCGTTCTGATTATTTAGCAGATTTAGTATTTCTAAGGCATCCGTTGCCTCCATAACGGTTATTACTTTTTCTTCTCCGTTACTAAATGTAATTATATTGGGTCGTTCAGAGTCAACTATGGACTGAAATGACTCAGTAATTTTTTCGTGTTCCAACTCTTTATTGAGTTCTTCTTCTTTTGCGGCGGTTTCTTCAGCATTTTTTTCGTCTTCCTTTGCCGCAGCAGCAGCATCATCATCCGCCTGTTTTTTCTGGTTTGCCTTGTCGAAAGAACCGTCTTTAATATATCGTTGTGTTTCCTTCTCCGCTTGTCTTGCGGTGGTGAAAACTTCATATCTTTCTCCGTCGATATATGAAATGGTCGGGGCGTTTTGTCCTATGCCAATCTTTTTAAGAATTATTTCATGGTCACCAAAGTTATATCTCTTAAAGAAATACTCTTTAGACACCATTTCGGGGGGTTGGAGTAGTGGATCTTCAAGTGTTCCTGTTGGATCTTCACCCTCTTCCTCAAAGATGTTTAGAATTTCTCTGTCCTTTGTGTTCAATCTAGACTTAATAATTTTATACATCGCCAAACGAACTTCTTCGTCTACCGAAACTATGTCATTATTTTCAATTAAGTCTAAAATAAATCGCATTAGAATCCTCCCGAATCCTTGATCAACCCAAGTTCGCGTTCTTTGGTGATCTGTTTATCTTGTAGTTTAATATCTTTATCACTTTGTCTGAGGATGTTCTTTCTCACCCATTCTCTAGAGTAATAATCACCAATGTGTTCTTGTAGAGAACTAATGATGTCCATCCTTTCTGAAAGAATCTCATACTCTTTTAGTTCTGTGAAGTATGAGTCTGTGACATATTCAAAACGAAGATCTTGCTCAAGTTTGTACCAGTCTTCTTCTTTTAAAATACCCTTTAATATACATTGGGTTTTTAATAAATTGACGAATATATCACTAAACTTTTGTCTTAGTCTTTCAACATATTTATAGAATTTAAGTTCGTCGCGGGTGATCTCTGATGATCTTCCCATATTAAATCCATTTTCTGCCTCCATGCGTGATGAAGGAATATTAAGTGCGGTATAGAGTTTCTTCTGAAAATACTCAACATCCTCCATTTCACCAAGGTTTTGACCACCATCTAGTGTTTGAATCTCTGTACCCTTACCGCCTTCACGACGAGGCAACCAGTAATCCTCAAGCATGGACATGAATTTTTTATCATCTCGCACCTCTCCTGTTGAGGCATCGTATGTCAACTTATTGCGATATCGATTCATTAAATCACGAACATATGCTTCCGCTTTATTCTTTGGAAGTGAACCAACATCCACATAAAAAATACGTCGCTCTGGGGCGCGTGATATCCTGTAGATCACAACTGCGTCTTCGAGCATTCGTAGTTGATTAAGTGGTTTGATTGCTTTATGTAAGTGACTGATTGCACGACCCGATAGTGGATCAAATTGACCCGAGTGATAATAACAAATAGCGTCAGGTGATAGTTTTAATCCAGTCTGGTCTGTTGGTTTTTCACGATAGGTGTAAAACTCATGAACACCCTTAACGTATTTCGTTCCAGTTTTTTCGTCTGTCTCTTTCTCTACCTCTACCATCTTTTTAATTTTCATGGCATCAATAGGTCTGAGTTCAACTATGCCCTTTTTAGGATTTGTTTTGTCAATGATAATATGATAATAACCTTTACCATCGACAAACCATCTTCTAAAAATATCGTAACCTCTGTTGGAGAAATCTAAAAGTCTTAGAATTTGCTCATATTCTTCATGTAATTTTTCTTTGATATTGTCTGATATTTTTACGTTGTCCAATTTCATCTTGACAGGCATTCTATCATCATCAAAAACGATTGAATCGTTACAGATGTCGTCCACCGCACTTTCGACCTCGGGGTGAAGAGACATATCTCTGTACTTTGAAATAAACTCTGCTTCTGTTTTGAGAGTTCCGTCAAAATCTAGATACGCACCAAAATAACCACCAGCATCAACATACCCTGCATCATCTAAAAGTGGGGGTACAAACGACCTCGCCTCCTTTGCCTCCATAGCGGGGTCTTGGTTAGGCGAGGGTCGTTTTCTACCAATAGTAAAACCAAAAATATCAACGGGCATTTGTTACACCTTTTCTAAACTATTACTCACCGGGGAACGCAGCGTCACCGAGAGGTACTCTCGCATTACCGGTTCCATCGTTAGTAAGGAAGTAAGAATAGGCGAGTGTCACTGAGAATTCTGCTAATGCTTCATTATCATACGAAACATCAATCTGAGAAACTGCTTTTGGCCAGCAGTGGAACATTGTATAAGTTTTAATGGGATTGCCTTTTCGGTCAAGTTGATCAATACTCCAGTTGGGGAACAATACATTGTTTAAGTTGTGTTCCTCTGTGGCAGTGTTATCAACAGCAGCATTTAGGTCGTTCATCCATCGTTCAAACGAATTTCTAAGTTGCATTTCTCCGTCTGCGAGCATGGTAACCTCCCAGTCACCATATACTCTTTTACCGGGAAGTTTAATGTTTCTTCCACGATAATCAACGGGGATTTCACCAATTTCTGATGCAGGAAGTGCAGAAGACTTGATTAGAAATCCAACTTTGTCAGGAAGTGTGGTGCGACCAATAGCACCCTGCACTCGGAAGAATGCGGGACGAACGCCACCGGTAGAAAGTGCTGATTTAAATCTTTCGATATTCATGTGTTATCTCCTTTTCTATGTATGGCGTTTATGCGGATGATCCGCCAATTTCGTCGAAGTCAACACCAGTTCTCGTTGCAATAAAGTTGAGCGAGATGAAGTTAATCGAACGTGTTGGTTTGATGAAGATATCTGCAACAAACTCATTTCGGTCAATTACCTCGCCTGTGTTGTTTGACTCATCACAAACCACCTTGAAGTCAATGATACCTCTTCGAGACTGAACATCTCTGAGGAATGGTTCGAGTAGTTGTCGGAAAGACGCACGGGTAAACGCATCGTTCTGCTCAAAGAGTTGGAACTTAGCAGCAGTGGCGATTGCCTTCTCAAGAACAATGAAGAGTCGTCTTACATTAATTCTATCGAATGCACTTGGTTTACTTTGCATGGTCTTGTCTCCGAAGAGGACTGTTCCTTCTCCGGGGAACGATACGACTGGGTTAATACCGGCAGTATAAAGATCGTCTCGTTGTGATTTAACTGGGTTGTATGCAAGTTTCACAACATCTCGCACCTGACCTCGGTTAAATCCTGCTGGAGAGAACCATGTTTCAGTTTCGTTGTCCGAGCGAACAGCGATACCTGCGATGTCACCGTTAAGTGGCACAAAGCGGAAAACATCGTTGAATCTGTCATACATGTATTTCCACCCACTGTCGAGAACCGCATACGAGGAGGATGTGTTGACGTTATTGCTTGAGTAATCAACATCTCCACCTGAGTCGGATCCGTTTACACCGTCTCGATAAGCAACAACGTTAGCAGACGCGATTGCCGCAGACTTGGATGCGTTTCCTGTGCTGTTTAGGACAGCAGATTGTGCAGGAGACAGGAAGACAACAGAATCTTTTCTTGCCGTAACAAGATCGATAAGTTTTTTCGCCTGAATGCCCTCTTGTGGTCCACCAAGAATAATTGATACATCAACAGTTTCGGCATCTGCAAACAGTTCGTAACCATCGGTGTAGTAATCACCGTTGGTAGGTGCTGCGGCAGAACCACCAGTCAATGAACCATAGAAGTTGGTGGATAGTTGTGAATATGTGATTCCAGCAGTTGAAGTGGAGTTTGTACCCCATGCAGCACCGCTTGTGCGGTTGCTTGGGTGACCACCCCACCACACATATTTGGAATTTGCGTTGATAAACTCTTTATAGAATAGAGAAGTACCATTGAGTGCTAAGGAGTTAGTTGCTTTAGAAAGACTTGGGAATCTTTCAAGAACAGTTCCCTTAGTTCCTGTCCAGTCACCATCTTCGTCAACGACAATTGCGTGAACAAGGTCACCCGTGTTTCCGTGTGCGGAAACAAAAGAACTGGTTGCGGGTAGTTTTTCATCAAACTCACTGGAGTATTTCCATAAGACATTTGCAGCGGTAATTCCGTTAGCGTCTATGAAAGTTGCACCAGTTGTAACCTGACCAACAAGACTAACCACCTCAGATTTATCAGAAATGGTTGTTTCGGCAAGACCGAAACCGTCGATGGCGAGTTTGGCGATCGCAGTGGAACCAACGGAGGTCGCGGTTTGAGTCACCCCAGTAATTTTAGCAAATCCTTGAACACCGCCCTTGAGCGTCGTGAGATAATCTCCAACAGAGATTTTCTGTGATCCTGCGGTGAAACCAACAGTGACACCAGCAGCGGCATCAACACCTAGTGAAATACCTGCGTTGCCTATGACAC